ATTATTAAAAGGAGAATACCTTGATTTAATTCAAATTTTTGAAGTATTAGAATCTATGATTGAAAAAAGACATAATGATCTTATGAATCGTAGAATTAATATTTTAACAGTATGGTCTACAATATTTCTTCCTTTATCGTTTTATACTGGACTTTGGGGAATGAATTTTGATGACGTACCTTTAATATCAGATGATAATGGATTCTGGGTATTTTTAGGATTAACAATTATTACAATAGGAGGAATGTTTGCCTACTTTAAAAGAAACAAATGGATATAATTAAATAATAAATAAAAATGAATCAACCACAACAACCTCAAATTGATTTGAGCAAAACAACAGCAGTCGATACTCCAAGTGGGAGTAAAATTTGGCAACAAGGAGTAATCCTCCGTAAAGTATCTCGTTTCGTAGTAGGAGCAGATGAAGATGGACTCATCCCAATCCCAGTATTTTATGACCCTGAAACAGGAAATATTTTACAAGATACATTACCAAAAGAATTAAGAGAAGAATACGCTTAATGAATCTTTTTGATTGGCTTAACGAGATTACTTACACTAAACGAGACTGGGATTCATTTACGGATGATGAACAGTCTTCATTTAGTCCTTATATTGTCCATAGATATGTAAGCATGTATTATGGGTATATTGATATAGCAAACATTGCTCAAAAGTTACCAATGACTGAGAGTGAAAAGATTTATACTATATACAAAACTATGCTACCTAAGAAAAAAATGTTTTTAAAATATATTAAAAACCAAAATAAAAAAGTTAGTAAAGATATTAAGGAATATGTAGCTACTTATTTTGAATGTGGATTACGTGAAGCTAATCATTATATTGATATCCTCCAAAAAACAGGAATACAAGATATCCTTTTTGAGATGGGTATTGAAGATAAAAAAATAAAAAAATTAATTAAAGAATCAAAAATATAAAAACATGCCAGGTAAAAGTATAGATGATAAAACCCTTTGGTATTCTAATTCAACAGAAGATCCTAAAGTAGAATATAAAAAAGGATCATATGTCGAAAGTAAAGCAAGCTATGATGAAATTATAGGTTCAACAATAGGGGATTTTGAAAGATTATATCCTGAATTAGCCGAGGAATTTCAAGCAGTTCAAAAAGAACAATACGAATTATTTGCTTCTAAAATGTTAGATTATGGATTATCAAACATTTCTTTAGGTTCCGATTTATCTACTAAAGAAGATAAAAATCTTTCCCTTACAGGTATTTGGTTACGTTGTAATGATAAAATCAATCGCCTAAAAAATATGTTAAAACGCCAAGGTAAAAATTACGTTCAAGGTGAAGCAATGATTGATAGTTTTATAGATATTGCTAATTATGGAATCATTGCTATGTTGGTAATGAGAAATAAATGGAAATAAATTATGTTAGAAAAATTATTTAAAAATAAAAAAGACCAACCTGTAATTAATATTATTACAAGGGCATCACGTCCTAATTTTTTCAAGTTAAATTATGATTCGATTCATAACCAAACTTATAAAAATATAAATCATATTGTAACATATGAGACCCCAGAAATGTATGAGGAATTACAACAATATGATAATCTAACTTTAGTTAAAGTCCCACATAAAGCAAGAATTCCAGGATTAAAAGTATGTTGGAATCATAATGTTAAAACTGAAGGATATTTAACACCAAATCATGAATTTTTAGATTATAGAGCCTTAAATCATGATGAGGATCATGATAATAATAGGTATATGACTGAACATAAAGAAGTTGAACCTGATAAATATGAATGGCAAGAAGGAAATATCAGACACCATTTGACAGGCACTCATACTTGGAGAGAATATGCTATTCACGCCCCTTATAATTGGTATATGAAAATTGCTGAACGAGCAATCCAACCAGGCTGGGTTATGTACGTTGATGATGATGATCAATTAAATGGAAACCATGTATTAGATCAAGTAGTAAGTGAAATAAATGAATACGATGAAGATACTTTTCATATATTTAGATTTACCTACCCAAATGGAGATCTAATCCCAGATGATAGACGAGTAAAAGCTTATAGACATGGTTTTCCTTTTGTTCACAGACAGGTAAGTAGTGTATCTATGTGTTTTCATTCAAAATATCAAGATTATACTTATTGGGATGAATGGAGTAGTGCTGATTATAGAACAGCAGTCTCACTAAGAGAAGCAATCCCAGAATTACATATATCAGATATCATTGCGGTTAAATTAACAGAGGGAACTCATGGAGGTTCTAGAGATGACTTAAAAATATAATTTTGGCTAAAAAGAAAAAGGTTTTACCTCTAATAAGAGAAATAAGAAAAAAGTCTGAACGCGAAGTAAATTACGGGTACGAAAAGGCAATTTCTTTTTCCCAAATGTCAATGTATAGAAGCTGCCCTAAAAAATGGGCACTTCAATACAGAGACGGACATAAAATATCCGAACAATCCATCCATATGACTTTTGGAACAGCAATCCACGAAGCTATCCAACATTATTTAGATACAATGTATGATGTTAGTGGTGCTGAGGCTGATAGGATTAATATTGAAGATTATTTTGAAGAACGTTTTAGAGAAACATACCTAAAAGATTATAAGTCAAATAAAAATGTTCATTTTAGCAACCCAGCTGAAATGAAGGAATTCTATGATGATGGGATTAATATATTAACTTATTTTAAGAAAAAACGAGGGTCATATTTTAATAAAAAAGGATGGAAATTGGTTCAATGTGAATTACCATTATTAGTTTCACCTAATCCCACGTATAAAAACGTATTATATCGCGGTTATCTGGATGTTGTCATGTACCACGAACCAACTAACACTATTAAAATAATCGATATAAAAACATCAACTCGTGGATGGAATGATAAGGCTAAAAAAGATGAGGATAAACAATTCCAATTAATTTTATATAAAAAGTTATTCGCAGAACAATATAACTTCCCAGTAGAAAATATCAATGTTGAATTTTTTATAGTTAAACGTAAATTGTATGAGAGTGAGGATTATGTTATTCCTCGTATCCAAATATTCAAACCAGCATCTGGTAAAATAAAAATGAGTCGTGCTGAAAAAGCAATGAATGAATTTATTGAAGATGTATTTACTAAGGATGCTAAGTTTAAAGAAGTAATATTATCCCCAAACCCATCAAAATGGAATTGTGGTTTTTGTCCATATAAAAATAAAAAAGAATTATGTAATGTTGGTATTTCTTAAGAATCCGCATATATGTATATAAAAAATTAATTAATAATAAAGATTATGAGTAAAAAAGACATGACACTAACATCGGTTAAAGTTCAATCCGAATTATTTGAAGAATTTAAAATATCTTGTGTAAGATATAAATTTTCTTTACAAAAACTTGCCGACCGCACTATCCATTTGTATCTTACTGATGAAGATTTTCGTAAGAAAGTCCATAGTCACACTAATTTAGATATAAACGAATAATACGATTAAATTAATGAAAAGTAGTTTTGAACACCTTCCCCAAGATAAGAGGAAGAAAATTTTACTCATCTGTGATGATATTAGAGTCCATTCAGGTGTAGCAACAGTAGCAAGGGAAATAGTTGTAAAAACATCCCATCATTTTAATTGGGTTAACTTAGCAGGTTCCGTATCCCATCCAGATAAAAATAAACGTTTAGATTTATCAGCAGATACTAGTAAAAATGCTGGTATAGATGATGCTTATACTATGTTATATCCTGTAGATGGTTATGGTACTCCAGATCATATTAGGGAAATAATTAAATTGGAAAATCCGGATGCTATAATGTTAATTACAGATCCAAGGTATTTTGAATTTATATTCCAAATGGAAAATGAAATACGTAAACAAATACCTATTACATATCTAAACATATGGGATGATTATCCAGCTCCGTTATATAATTCAGCATTTTATGAAGCGTGTGATTTGTTGATGGGTATTAGTAAACAAACGGTAAACATTAATAGACTGGTATTAGACGATAAAGCTGATAGTAAAGTACTTCGTTATATTCCCCATGGATTAGATAAAGATAAATTCTATCCTATGTCTGAAAGTGAGTTACTTAGTAAAGATTTTATTGAATTTAAAAAATCTATATTTACTAAAAAAGAATTTGAATTCGTTCTGTTTTTTAATTCTAGAAATATTAGACGTAAGCAAATTCCAGACACATTATTAGCCTTTAGATATTTTTTAGATAAACTACCTAAAGAACAAGCAGATAAATGTGCTATATTATTACACACAGATAAAGTAAGTGACCACGGAACTGATTTATTAGCAGTAAAAGAATTATTATTCGATGGATTTATGGATAATGTAATTTTTACTGAAGGTAAATTTGCTACTGAACAAATGAATTGGTTATATAATATGGCTGATGTACAAATATTATTAAGTTCAAATGAAGGGTGGGGATTATCATTAACCGAAGCGTTATTAACTGGTACCCCACTTATAGCAAATGTAACTGGTGGTATGCAGGATCAAATGAGATTCTTAGATAAAAAAGCTAATTGGTTTACCCCAGACGAAAATATACCTTCAAACCATAGAGGTACTTATAAAAATTGTGGTGAATGGGTTAAACCCATATTCCCAACAAGTAGGTCAATGCAAGGCTCACCTAAAACTCCTTATATATGGGATGATAGATGTAGTCCTGAGGAGGCATCATATGCTATATTTGATTGGTATTCTATTAAAAACAGGAAAGAATATGGAATTAAAGGTAGAGAATGGGCTATAAGTGATGAAGCTGGTTTTACATCTGAACATCAAGCCGATAGGGTTATAGAAGCATTTAATACCTTATTTAAAACTTGGAAACCAAGACCTAAGTATGAGTTTATCAATACTAATGAAGTGAAAAAGAAAGTTGTACCCCATAAATTGTTATATTAATGAAACCTACATTTATAATTAGTTCTCCATTTGATACCTTTAGTGGGTATGGAGCAAGATCACGTGATGTTATTAAAGCAATAATAGCCACAGACAAATATGATGTTAAATTACTCTCTCAACGTTGGGGTAATACTCCATTTGGATTTTGTAAAGAAAACCCTCAATTTACTGATTTACTAGAATTAGTAATTCCATCCCCCTTAACATCAAAACCAGATATTTGGATGCAAATAACAGTTCCTAATGAATTTCAACCAGTAGGAAATTACAATATTGGGGTAACAGCAGGAATTGAAACAACAGTAGTACCTGGGGAATTTGTAGAAGGAGTAAATAGAATGGATATTACTTTAACATCATCTAATCATTCAAAGAATGTATTTTTAAATTCTCAATTTGAAAAGAAAGATAATAATGGTAAAGTTCTAGGTACAACCAAAGTTGAAAAACCAATTGAGGTTTTAATGGAAGGTGCTGATTTAGATACATATAAAGTAATTAACACACCCTGTTCATTAGATATTAATATTAAGGAAGATTTTGCTTACTTATTTGTAGGACATTGGTTACCAGGAGATATAGGTGAAGATAGAAAAAATGTTGGTTTATTAGTTAAAGCATTTTTTGAAACCTTCAAAAATAAATCGAAAAAACCAGCATTAATTTTAAAAACCTCTATTGTAGGTGCTTCCCATATGGATAGAGATGAAGTGCTAAAACGTATAAATAGTATTAAACAAACAGTAAATTCAACAGATTTACCTAATATTTATTTATTACATGGTGATTTGACTGATACTGAAATGAATGAGTTATATAATCATTCTAAAGTAAAAGCTATGGTTAGTTTAACTAAAGGTGAAGGTTATGGACGTCCATTACTTGAATTTAGTTTAAGTAAAAAACCAATTATAGTCAGTGGTTGGAGTGGACATATGGATTTTTTAAATCCTGAATTTAATATTATTATTGGAGGAGAATTAAAAAATGTACATCCATCTTCAGCAAATAAATTTTTATTAGCCGAATCTCAATGGTTTAATCCTAATCATGGACAAATTGGTAATTCACTTACTGAAGTGTTTAAAAATTATAAAAAATATAAAGATTTAGGTAAACGCCAATCACATAAAAGTAAAACAGAATATAGTTGGGATGTTATGAAAGATTTATTATCTTCAATATTAGATAAAAACATACCTACTTTTCCAAAACAAATTAAATTAAATATACCAAATGGATAACTTAATAAATTGCCCTCGCTGTGAATCGGATGCGTGTTACGTAGACGAAGTAAATCAAGATATAAAATCATACCTTTGTTATGGGTGTGGTTTTCAAACGAATTCACTTATGAAGGAAGATGAAGAATTTTATAATGAACAATTACTCTCACTTCCAGAATTATATAAAGATTTAATCTATACTGATGAAAATGAATTAAATTGGTTTCCATCTGCTGTTAATGTACCTAATCAAGGGATGGTATTTGCTAATGGTTCTTCCCAATCAGATTGGAAATGGAGTGCTGTTAAAGCAGTCCTAGTAACAGAAGAAGAAAAAACCAAATACCCAATCCCAGGTAAAGAAGGAAAATATTATGAATGGAGAATGGATATGACTACAATATCTTCATATAGTGAACGTGATTATATGGATGCTCTTTCATATATTGGGGTATTACCTGAATAATGAGTGAGTTAGATAAATTAATAGATAATTTAGAACATCTACATAATAAAGGAATACGTACTATTAAATTAGTATTTTGTAATAAAAATATAGAAGTAAAAAAATTATTAGATGAAATTAAGTTACGCAATAACAGTATGTGATGAATTTTTAGAAATTCAAAGATTATTACCTTTTATTATAGCTAAAAAACGTCCCCAAGATGAAGTTGTAGTATTAGTTGATTTATCAAAAAATTCACCAACATCTGAATTATTAGGATACTTACATAAATTAAGTTCTAATAATCATATTATCCTCTCAGAACAAAAATTTAATGGTGATTTTGCTAGATGGAAGAACATATTAAATAATTCATGTAATGGTGATTATATATTTCAAATAGATGCTGATGAAATGCCTACTGAATATATGATAAAAATAATTCCCCAAATAATTGAATCTAATAATGTAGATTTAATTCGAGTACCTCGTATTAACACAGTAGAAGGGTTAACTGAAGAACATATCCAAAAATGGGGATGGAATGTAAATGAACAAGGATGGATTAACTACCCAGACTTCCAATGGAGAATCTATAAAAAGGATCCTAGAATTCAATGGTATGGGAACGTTCATGAAAAAATTATTGGGCATGCTACCTTTGCTCATTTACCTATGGAAGAAACAGAATTAGCATTACGACATGATAAAACAATAGAAAAACAAGAAAAACAAAATTTATTTTATGAAACAATATAAAGTAGGAGTTATAGGTCATGGATTTGTAGGTGAAGCCCAATCATTTGCTTTTAGTCCAATTGCTGAACTAAAAGTTTATGATATAGATCCATTAAAATCTAATGCTACATTAGAAGAAGTTTATCAATGTGATTTTGTATTTGTAGCTGTTCCAACCCCCATGTATGAAAATGGAAAACAAGATGTTTCATATATAAAAGAAGTATTTAGTAATGCTAAATCTGGTCCTATTTATATTATAAAATCAACAATCCTCCCAGGTACTACAGAAAAAATACAAAAAAGATACCCATCATTAGATATTATATTTTGTCCTGAGTTTTTAACCCAACGTACAGCCAAATTAGATATGTTAACACAAGCTCGTATTATATTTGGAGGTGATATAAAATTAACTAAAAGAGTAGAAGATTTATTTAACCAGCGTTTTATGAATCGCAATATTATTCATACAGACCCTACTACAGCCGAATTAATCAAATACATGAATAATTCATTTTTTGCCACTAAAGTATCAATTATGAATGAATTTAAACGTCTATCAGATGCTTTAGGTACTAATTGGAAAGATGCTTCATTTGGGTTTGCTTCGGATTGTAGAATAGGTGACTCACACTTACACGTACCAGGTCCTGATGGTAAATTAGGTTATGGTGGTGTTTGTTTTCCTAAAGATGTAAATGCAATTACTAGTTTAGGTAGAGAATTAGGGGTACCCTTAAATACATTGGAAGCAGGATGGAAGACTAATCTAGAAGTTAGACCCGAACAAGATTGGGTTGATTTAGGAGAAGGCAAAGCAGTAACCAAATCAAACTAAATGACCTCATTAATAATCCCAGCAACATCAAAACATAAAAAATATACTGATAATATCATTAGTAATATTAATAAACTATATCCTAATAGAGATAAAGTTGAATTGATTGTAGAAATTAACGATGATGTTAGTCTAGGGATAAATTATAACAATGCGGTTGCTAGAGCAACTGGAGAAAAAATTATTTTACTACATAACGATATGGTATTAAAACCTGGGTTTGTAGAAACAATGAATAAACATATAAGTAAAGGTAGAATCACTACATATACTAGAATAGAACCACCCATATTCCCAGATACCTATCCTGGTAAATTAATTTACGATTGTGGTAGTGATTTAGAAACATTTGATGAAGATAAATGGTTAAATTGCTCTATAGACGAATGTATGGAAGATGGAGGTTCACAATTGTTTTTCGGTTGTATGAAAGAAGATTACATAGGTATTGATGGGTATACTTTTAAAATGTTTTGTGAAGATGACGATTTACATTTAAGATACAAAATAGCAGGATTTGAAAAAAAAGTATCATCGGCTCATGTTTATCACTTTGTAAGTAAAACTTCTCGTTCAACGAAAGATTCAAAAGAAATAGAACATCAATCAAATATTGCATTTAAAAATAAATGGAAAAATATTATATACATTAAATAAAAACATATGAAAAAATTTAATTTTTATTTTAAAAAAGACAAAAACCAAGAACCAATCTCATATGTTGAGGCGGATAATAGGTTAAAAGCAGCTAAATATTTTGCCGCTATTAAAAAACTAGATTTAAAAACATTTTTATCAATGTTTTCCATCAACAAATGAAAGATTTAGGAAAATATTTAAATATAAAAAAACGAATTAGTCCTTTAGATGAAAAGGAATTGTTTTGTGAAATTGTAGATTTATATGAATCCGTAGCCTTAAGAGGACATAATACTTATGAGGATGTAGGTATTAATTTAGCTGAATATGATGAAGAATTTTATGTAATTATTGAAAATTTAATTTATTTAAAATACGGAGAGTGGAAAACGGAAATTATAACTTGGTATGTTTGGGATAGAAAGAATCTTATTACTGGGGAAATAGGTTTATTAGAATGGAGTAATGAAAAAACTGAAGAAGTTAAAGAAGTTTTAATAAAATGTGCTGAGGATTTATGGGATATTTTAAAAGAAATTGAAAATCAAGAAGATTAATTTTTCTATATTTATACAAAAATTAAAAAATGAAAAAATATTGTATAGGTTGTGGTGAATTAATCAACCCAAAACGAGTAGAAATTTTACCAAACACTAAAACTTGCACAGATTGTTCTACAACAGGAATAAAACGTAGTGTTACTATAATGCATGGTAATGTTGAAAAAGATGATACCTGGATTGAAACTTTATTTGTAGATGAAGATGAATATAATTTTCACCAAAAATCAACAGGTAGAAGTAATAATATAACTGATTAACAATGCCAAAAGCAAAACCACTTGGAAAAGAAATGATTTTAGCCGCTATGGCTAAAACTAAATCAAATAGAGCAGCATGTAGATACCTAAATGTATCATATCAGCACTATAAGAAGTGGGCAAAGTTATACGAAAGCGATACCCATGATAATTTATTTGAGCAACACAAAAATCAATCAGGTAAAGGTATACCTAAATTTCTAAACCCAGGCAAAAGTGATTTTAATGTTTTAGACATTATTGAAGGTAGATTAGATTCATCGTCTTTTAATCCATCCAAAATCAAACATAGGTTAATTGAAGAGGGATATTTAAAAGAAGAATGTAATCAGTGTGGTTATCATGAACGAAGAGTAATTGATTACAAAATGGCCTTACTTTTACATTTTAAGGATGGAAATAAAAAACATTATGGGTTAAATAATGTTGAATTTTTATGTTATAATTGTTATTTCACAACAATAGGTGATATATTTAGTGACAAACAAATTGAGGGGATGGAAGACCATAAACCATTAAATAATTCACAAGTTGATTGGGAATTAGATGATTATACTAAACAACGACTAGCGGAATTAGGTTTAGGTGATGATTCCCAAGATGATGAGTTAGATATAATATCGAGATTATAATTATGGGACGGAAAAAAATACCTTTATTAAAAAAAAAGAAACATCGTAAACATGATAAACTTGTTAATGATTACGATACTCAAAAAGAAAAACACTTAGAAAAGCTTGCTACAAAAATGTTGGATAAGCAAGAAAAACTTAGTATATTACGGGAAAAGAAAATAGATAAAGGATTTTTAGACTTATTTTAATATGAAGTGGAAAGCAGTAGAATTTATAGTAGATAGCACAGAGGAATTTGAGGAAATGGTTATGGAGAAAGATTTTAGAATAGCATCAGCAATAGTTGATGGTATATTTGCAAATTTAAATTCCAAAAAGAAACACATACATTTGTTATCGGTGATAGTAGAATCTGAAAATTCTGTATTTGATGTAACAATTGATAAAAAGCACTTTGCGGAAACATTAGAAGAAAATTTACCACATTACGTTCGTGAAGAACGTTATGAAGATTGTCAACGTATAGCAGATACAATCAATAGATTAAAAATATCCCCAATTACAGATATATTGGATCAAATCTCAAGTAAAAAATAAGTTATGAAAAAAATAGTTATGTTATTATTTTTTCCCCTTTTTATTAGTAGTGGGAATTTAACTCCTTCATTAGAACCTATAATGTTAGAATCTATTAGAGAAGTTGTTATAGAACAACCTGTTATTATACCACCCAAACGCATTGAAAATTTAGTTAATGCGTTAATATACGTTGAATCTCGCGGTATAG